CTCAATAAATGTTTTAGCATCTACTGGAATTTCTAAAAAATTATTGTCTTCAAGTACTTCTAAAAACTCATTGAACATCGTGGACAATTGTTATTACCTCATTGTCTTTAGCAATAGATGATAATCTTTTCATAATTTCATCTCTTACCTGTGGATATTCAGAAGCAATATCACGTAAAATGCCAATTAATACTTCTTGTTTTTGTTCAACTTCTAAGATCTCTTCTGCTAATTCTTTATTCTCTAGTAATCCCGCTTTTTGTAACATATCAATTCTTTTAGATTCAATATCTAATACTAATTTAATTGCATTAGTCTTTGCTCCAAGATTATTATTTAATCCAGCCTCATCAATAACTTCATAGGCTTTAGAGATTAACTTTCCGTAATGCTGGTCTGCTGCTGCTAATGCTTCCTTTGCTCTACCTCTAATTGCATCATTAGCAGATGCCATAACTTTCCACTCATTAATAAGTGCAACAACTCTAACTCTAGGCATGTTTAAATCTTTTGATATTTTAGTTGGGTCGCTACCTTTTAAATATTCTTCTACTACTTTATTAATCTGATCTAGATGTTCAATAAGTTCAACTTCAGTTGACATGATTTAATCCTTCAATTCTATAGATTTCATCTTGAATATAAAAAATTGCTTTCTTTAAATCTTCAACATGTTTCTCTTCGTTTTTTAATCCTGCTCTCCAAAGATACTTGATAGCATTACCTATATTAAAATTTCTATGCCTAGTTATCTCTAGGCACTCAACACCAGATGGGTCTGTTGTATAGTGTGCTGGGTGGCTAACTTGATCAACCGTAATGTTTAAATTATCGCTCATGATCCTCCGTGCACACCAAAATATTTCATAAATTTTGGATATTGAATAACCAGTGGATCTACCCACCAATCTTCGTGTGAATGTTTTTGAACTAATGCATAGCCTAAAGAATTTAAAATTTCTCTTGCTGCATCTCTCTGAGGTTGCAATTTAAAATGACTACGCATGTCATGCTCAAATGTAATTACTGAAAACCTATAAGTATTAAGTGGAATAGCAAGAAGTCCTAACAAAGAAAGATGTGGATTTCCATTTGGTCTACCTAGTAGATCATATCCAGCATCAATATCTATTTGCAAAAAATCAATTTGTTTTGGAAAATTGTTTTCTTCAAAATACTTAATATAATTAAATTGTGTTGCATCTCCAAGAATACATGGATTTTTTCTGTTTGCAGTTATTTCTTCATGAAGTTTAGGACTAATTTCAAAAGACACACCTTTCCAACCGTAGATATTTTCTAGTTGATACGTATTACTTATAATTTTTGAGTGGTAGGCCCCTAATTCAACGTAGTATCCATTTCTTTTTTGATCTAAAATATCAATAACAAAGTTTTCTGCATGGGATAATCCCATATTTGGTTGATCTAAATTTAATATATCATAGGAATTATATATCTCTTCTTTTGTAAATTCTTTATTGTCTTTATTCATCTTTTTGATCTCCTTAGTTTAAACTTAGCAAGGTAGACGTAAATAGTTTCCACTGTGCATCCACACTCCTTGGCAATCTCTTCTGGAGTCTTTTTATCGATAACATATCGTTTACGCATAAAGACTTCTGATGTATACAGTTTAGCAGCCATATCGTTATTTGTCAACTTCGTTTAAGTTAATATCATAATCAAATCTATCTGAGTTTTCCATAATCCATTTATCTTGATTTTCAACATCATATTTTCTTTCATTGATTATTCTATCAATTAAGTATTCTTTTTCAAGAGTAAATGATGGTTCATAGATACGAACCCTATTGTTAGGTTGAATAGCAAAGTTTCCATCGTCTCTTTGTATAACATGTCCACACTTATGGTCTGCTGGACTTTCTGAATATCCATCATCTAAAACATTTGTATCTGGGTTATGCCAGTCTAATGTAAACAGATATGTTCCTTTATGCATTGTTTTTGTTCTATCTATGTAAGACATTCTAAGGTTAGTTAAATTTTCAAACTGAGTTACAGCAATATGATGACTAAAAGAATTCCACAAAACTAGATTATGAAGGTCAACTTCAGGAACTCCTGGCTCTGTACAGAAAGCAGAAATTGGAAGCCTCCACCAAAGACCGCCATCTGGCATCATGATATGAAATAGTGGACTTCTAGATTTTAAACTTGAAACACCAAAGACTACGCACTCAAAATATTTATCGTGACTGTCTTTATGATTTCTTAAATAATTTCCTCTTACATAACACGAAATCGGTGGTATGTTTGCATTTAACTCTGGCATTACTTGTCAACTCCCATTGCTTTATCCCAGTTTTTTATAGCCCAATGTCCAATGCCACAGGCGTCTGCTACATCGTTGTCAGTTATAGATCTATCATACTGCATATTGATAAACCTTATTGTTCTTTCTTTGCGTAAATTTCTTTCATAGGTCTTATACCAAGACTCTGACTTTCCAGGATTTGCTGATCGTATGGCAAACTTTTCATCTTTGTCAATTTTCTTATTACCAATAAAGTTTTGCCAAGTTATTGGAGAAACTGTTCCTATAACCTTTGTGCCAGTTAGCCCTGCTGCCCCTAACAAGGCCCCTTGAACAAGTGCTAGGTCTGCAGCAACCTTTGGACTATTCATAAAAACTGTATGCTCAATTACTATAGCCTCAAATCCTCCATAGTAATCTAAAAAAGATTTAGTCTTATTACATGCATCCATGACTTTTTCATAGTTTGTGTTACCTTCAAAATTAATCTTGCCAACTGTTCCAAGAACATCATCATTAAATACAGCAAATGCAAAACTGGTAGTGCTAGCATCAATAGAACATATACTTTTTGGTTTAATAGCAAAGCCCCATTTATTCTTGTTCATATTGCATATAACCTTTAATTTGATTAAGCATTCTGTGTAATTCTTTTGGATCTACCGTGCAATTTGGACAATAGTTAACGTCGTTGTACATTGAAAGGGTAGTTCCACAACCTCTGGCACATTTTCTATCTTTGCCAATTCTTTTTTTTCTTTTATTTAATGCCTGCTTGTTAGCAATTTTTACTTTTGTTGCTTCATTTCTACAAGTTGGACTACAGTAAATTTGATAACTTACTGTAGCATCAAACATATTCTCGCACCAACTACACGGCTTCACTTAGACCTTCTAGTGGAGCAATTTTAATTACTCCTGCTCCTGCATCAGCGCAGGCTTTTTGTACTGGACAACTCTTACAAATTTTTGAATTTGCACGATAGTTTTTATTAGGAAGAGTTCTATCTTCCCAAGCCTTGCGTACTTCTCTTAGCCAGTTAAATGTATTGTCTATCCATTGTCTGTAATAATCATTTACACTAATTGGAATTGCAAGAAGTTCATGGCTGTTTTTATTTTCATATAATAAAACTCCATCTTTCTTCTTAAGAATTTTCATATACAGTAGTATCTGAATGATGTGACCTTTTTTAGCCTTATTCATTCTTTTATAATACTGAAATGCTTCTTCTCCAGTTGTTTTAATTTCTAGTACAACCTCTTCGTCATTAATAATTAAAATACCATCTCCATATCCAAAAATTGGAGGATCTTGGTTACTAATTTTAAATTCAGTTGTTGGCTTGCCAGTCTTTTCATCAGTAAATACTTTTGCTATTCCAGAATTAAGAATTGCATCTTGAATTCTTCCATGAGATAACGTACCATTGCCCATATTTGCAGCAGAGAATGGCGTAGTCAAGTCATCAAACTCGTTGCCATCAAAGGCTAAGTACCAATATCTAGCGCACTCACCAAACCCATAAGCAATTGTTGATGGGGCAAATGTTTTCTTTTGAACAAACTTTTTGTCACGACCTACAAGATAGCCTTTTTCAATAGCCTCAACTAAAGATTTAGTATCTATGTGACTTTCTGCCTTTGCTTGTTTTACCATTACTTGTTGTAGTAAACTTTTAGTCATTATATTCCTTTGTTTAGATAAGTATACACTATCTGGTGATATATTTCAGTGCTGACACTAAATTGTTTACTGCTTCTGCTGCAGTATAGTAAATGTTTTTCTTTCCCCTGTTACTTTTGTCAACATTTGCCATCCATGTTGCTTTTAATGCTAACTTAGCAGCAATAGCCTGAAGTCTAACAATTTCTAAGGTTGCAACTTGAATAGGAATATCTGGTTTAATAATAAGTTTAGCAATCATGGTAAGTGCAGTTGTAAGGTCTTCATCTTGCATATACTCTGCTATGTCTGATAAATCGTTAAGTTGTTCTAGTGTTGTACTATTTTGTTCCATTTTTTTCCTCCAATAATTGTTCTAACAAGTCTAACTCTATTATAGCAAGTCTAACCTTTTGTGTTGGCTCTCCAATAACAACAATTATTGCTGGGTCACTATTATTTTTAATTGCATCAGTGGTTGCCTTAGCCCAAACTTTTTGATTAAGAGTAAAAGATTTTCCAACTTCTTTAAAATCTACTGTAAAGTTTTTCCATGTTGCGTCGCCTTTGTGATTGTTTCTACCACTATTTTTGTGCTGTTTTGCACCAAGCCTTTTTGATTCTGATCTTTCACTCATCTCCATAGTCCTTTTTACCTTTTGGAATAAGACTAACTTTAGATATATGTTTTTTAGTACACATCCAAGTAAGATCTCTTGTTTCTGTCCATAACCTACAAACAATAACTTCTTCATTACATTTTTGACAATAAAATTTTCCTTTATATGTAGAAAAATTGTTAAGCATTCTCTACCTTTAGTTTTAATTGTTCTTGTAAGTCTAAGTCTTCTCTTACTCTATCAATGAATGCATCTCTACCCTGAACTTTTGTGCCATCATCAAGTTGATACCAAGCACCAGTTCTATTTACCATACCCATTTGTTCTGCGGTATCAACAAGATCGCCTATTTTATCAATCCCAATATCATCACCTCTAAAATAAAAATCATACTCACCAGACTGAAAGCCAGGAGAGGTTTTAGAGAATTGTAATTCCCATCTAATTTTTCTACCAATCTTTTCTTCAATTAATTTATCTCCTATTTTAATTTTTCCTTTAATGGCTTGATTGTCTGATTCCGATGAGAATAATTTAATAACACAAGATGAATAAAACTTAGTAGCCTGCCCACCAGAAGGCTGCTGACTAGTATACATAGCGTTAATATTATTACGAGACTGAGAAATAAGAACAAGCATAGTTGGTTTAACTTTGTTATTAGCATAGTTAAGCATCTTCCAAGCGTTGCTAAAATCACGTGACTCTGCTCCAATTTGTTTTGTATTTTCCAAAGCCTTCATATCGTCTGTATCTTTTTCAAAGTAAATAGCAGGAAGCATTGATGTAATACTATCAATTACAATTAAGTCAACTCCAGCATTAATAAGACCTACTCCTACGTCTACCATATCGCTAATTGTTCTTGCTTGTGAGTAGATTAGTTTTTTTGGATCTACCCCAAGTTTTATAGCCCAGTCTTCTGAGTATGACATTTCTGAGTCAATCCATGCACAGATCTTTCCTTCTGCTTGTGCCATTGCAATCATTTGCAGGCACATAGAGGACTTAGCACTTGACTTGCTACCCCAGATTAAAACCTGTCTTCCATACGGTAAACCGCCACCAAGAGCCTTGTTAAGACCATAACTGGGAGTAGGCTGGTATTCAAAAGTAATTCCTTCTCCAGTACCCAAACGTTTTCTAAGTTTAGGATCTAGTAATGCTAAAACATCTTCTACGCTAACTGACATGAACATCCTCCAAAGTTATAGTCCCATCTTTTGTTTTGCCAAAATCAAACTTATAGGTATTGCCCTCTTTAATATGCATATAGGCTTTTGCAAAAGATGTTGGGAATACTGTTATAGAATGTAAGTCTCTTGATGAATCTGCTAAAGTTAATAATGCCATCTTCTTTCCAGTTTTTGTTGTTCTTGGTTTAAATGATATCACAAACATCTCTTCTTCTGCAAATGGCAATTGTTTATAATTTAAAAATCTAACTAAAGCATTTGGTGAAGTTTTAATTTCATCAACTGGTATAGCAGAAACAATCCTGTTGTCAGATGCTAATAGCAGATAAGTTTTACCAATCTCAATGGTAGTGTTCTCATCATCAAATATTCCAATTGATCCCGTTTTGTCTAACACATCAACACGAGACCATCCTGTTCCTCTTTTAATTGATTTAATCATTCCCATTAAAATAAAAGATCCTTTTTCTTCAAAATCTTCTGTTGATTGAATGAATGAATGATATTGTGTTGGCACTGTCATATTAAATTCTGGCAAATTTAAATACTCATATAAATTTTCTTTGATCTCTTGATCATTTCTTGGGTTATCAGAAAAGGTAGCAGCACCAGTAATCCTTAGTGACTGTAAGGCTCTGCTGTTTACTCCGTTTCCTTTTGTAAAAGTAAATTCTTCAAGTTGTTTGTATGATGTGAATGGTCGCGCTTGGATATATCTTTCTGCAATCTTGTCAGATATATATTTAACAGAACTAAGTCCAAACCTAATACCTTTACCCTCAATTTTAAAATCCATATCCGAATCGTTAATGTGAGGTAACTTAATGCTAATGCCCATTCTTTTCGCTTCAATAAGATACTCAGTTCTTCCATCTTTATCCTTTTCATTTTTTAAAAGGGCAAACATAAATTCAAGTGGGTAATAATACTTTAGCCAAGCGGTCCAATACGAGACCGTAGAGTAAGCAACCGCATGAGACTTGTTGAACGAATACCCCGCATGTGCTTCAAAGTCATGCCATAAATCCAAAGCAGAATTAGGACTAATGTACTTAGAAGC